ATGTTTTTTACAAGTAGTTAACCATTTTACAATACTTGGAAAATGTTTTATCATAGGAGAAGTACTTCCTCCTTTTACAATATCAAAAGATTTCCAAGCATGATGACCGTATCTCTCATCAAATAAATGATTACCCATTGTAAAAAAAGAAATAATCTTTTGTAAATCTTGTTTACCTAACTTAGGAAGGGGTATCTGCTTGCAGTTTGTCAAAAGACATTCTCCTATTCTTTAATAAAGGTAGAAAAGGTATAGCACTTTGTTCAAAAATAATAGGTTTATCATTATCAATAGTCATAATAATAGCTACATCTTGTATACCAGTACCATACATTTCATTATGTGCTATAGCATAGGCACATCCTTGAATATAATAATCAGTAATTTGTTTATTACTTTTCTTTTTCTTTGAAGTTTTAAAATCAATAATAGTAGGTTTTCCTCTCCATATACCTACCATGTCAGTTCTACCTGCATACTTATATTTATTAGACCATAGAACTTGTTCTTGTCCCCAAATTTCTTCTACACCTTTTTCAGTGGTGCGAATCAAGTCACGACTCATTTGAGTAACGTCTACAGCTTCTTTATATAATTCATCCCATATATCTTCACCATTGAAATAACGTTCAGCATATTCATGTACTAATGTTCCTCTATCAGTAGCTACTTTAGATACACGGGCAGCTTCTTCCTCACCTACACGTTCTTTCCATTTTAAAAGCCATGTTTGATCAGAAGTTTTTCCTAATATAGTAGTAATACTAGGATAAGAACCGTCCGGAGTATGATACGTTCTACCAGTAGGTAGAGTATCAGTAGCACAGTTCGTTGTATAATTGTATTTCTTTAAGGTCGTCCACGGTATTGACAATAGGTTTTCCTTTACCATTTAAACTTGTATTTATTAATATAGAGTGCCCACTTTGTCTCAGCATATCTAATATAGACCACAAAAAAGTATTGGAGTTCTTATCAATAATCTGAAGTCGCGCAGAATTATCATAAGTAGTAAATGGGCCTTTTTTAATTGTAGCTATATGTAACATATAAGGACAAGGTTTAATTATATGAAACCAATTAGGAGCTTCTTCTTTTTGGCAAATTGGAGCATAAGGTCTCCATGAATCTTTATCTCTATTTTTTATTATATTTAACTTTTTTATATTAGCATCAGTAGGCAAACATAGCAAGCTACGATTTCCAAGGGCTCGTGGTCCAAACTCAGCTTGCCCTTCTATTACTGCAACTATTTCGTTGTTTATAATTTTTTTAGCATATTCTTCAGGAGCCATCTGTCTACTGGATCTAATACCTAAATAAGGAGTAAATGTAATAGGTCGTTCTATTAGTGCAGCAGCTCCTAAAGCACAACCTGCATCGCCTGCTGCAGGTTGAATAGCAACATCATCAAACTTAGTCCATTTTAATATTTCAGTGTTAGCTACACAGTTTAAAGCTACACCACCTGCATAGGCAAGTTTAGTCATACCTGTTTCTTGTTGTAACCAACTAGCCATATTAGCAATAATTGTTTGTGTTACATTTTGAACAGATGCAGCTATATCCCAATCTAAAGTACCATAGCCCATACCACGTTCTAAATCCTGTAAAACTGTATAATTAGCTTTATAGTCATAGTGTAAAATATTATCTCTAATATATTTAGACCATTTAGGAGTACCATAAGCTGCTGCAGCCATTACTTGAGACTCATCAGATAAAGGTTTTAATCCTAAAAATCTCGTAGCTGCACTATAAAATAATCCTAAAGAATTGGGATAACGCATACGTCTTAACCAAGTAAACTTACCTTTAGAATATACTCCTAATGAAGTAGAAAATTTACCTCCTACAGTATCTATAACCATTACTGCACACTCGTCCCAGTTTGTTGTGATTATAGAACTCATAGCATGTGCTTCGTGATGATCTATCAATATAGGTTTGGCTTTTGATATATTTCTTATATCTCTCTTAAATCTTTTATAAGTTTCTTGCTCATAGAATACAGCGTAATCAAAATCTTCATAAGCATTTTTTAACCAGTTGATTGTGTGTAGTGGAAAACTTTTATCATATTTAATACGAGAAAAACGCTCTTCTTGAGAAGCCCCAAGTATTACATTATCTTTTATATTTGCTGCAGCACTATCGTGATGATAGCAACTTACTCCTAGTATGTTCATCAAAGTACCTTTTAAATATCGAAGTTAAATCTGCTTTAGTTTTAGTAGAATAATTAGGAGTATCTATAAAATCTACAAATGCCCATCTATAATTATCTACTAAAGGTTGTATTCTATGTACCATGAAACAAGGAAATAATACTGTTTTTCCTGGTTTAGGATATATTCTTGCTATGATATTATCAGGTTCAGGAGCAGAAAAATCTGTTTCTTGTACTCTTGCACCTTCTGGATTCCAACTACCTAACTCAAAAGGTTTACCTTCTGTAAGATAAATCATATGAGTCCAGAAGCGTCCAGGACGTGAAGTAGTTAATCGTTTTTGTGCAAAATCTAAGTTATCAAAATGCCACTCATAACCTTCACCAGGCTTTAATAGTATTGCAGGTTTTCCTGCAAAATCACATTTCCATTGATGAGCATGCTTAATATAGTTAGCCGTACAATATTTTACTATTTTATCAGCTTTTTTAGCTATCTCTTCAGAAAATCCGATTTCAACTGCGTCTGACCACTCTTCTGCAATGTAATCTTCCATCTTTCTTGTACCTCCGATGCTAATCTAATAGCAAAATGATTATGTCCATGTTGATTTATATGACCTTCTCCATCAGCAAACTCATCTGTTAAGTCTCTTAAGTAATATTCCCACACACAAGGATGATCTTTTATCATAGGCTGATCTATGATATTTGGACGATATATAGGAATTAACATTAAATTTTCTGCATTTGCTTCACCTAATACTGCTTTTACAAATAAAGAATTAATTCTATTGTACCAAGCCATACGTGTAATTTTTTTAAACCAAATGTCTTGTACTAACTTGCCCCACACATCATTCTCACTTCCCCACCCATAAGGAAGTAAATATTCACCATTAGCTCTAGGATCTGCTCTATGATGATGTCCTATTAGCCAAATAACTTTATAACGATTGACAAGATCATTATTTATGATATACTCAGCTTGAGCATCTAAAGTTATTCCTAATTTTTCCCAACGATTTTTAAGACCTAACTGGTCAAAAGCAGGAATAGGTGCTTTATCACTTGGTATTGACCAAGAGTTCCCTACTACAAAGATTTCATTATTTATGTTCATTATTGCCTGCGGAGATAGTTTTACAAAAGGAGAAGGACTTGAGAAACAAACTCAAGCATATCCTTATTTATTAAGTAAGAGTATTACTAATTTAGCCCAAAGTGGAGCTTCTGAATACCTTATTACAACACAAATTGAGGAAGCTGTCAAGTTAAAACCTGATTTGATTATAGTAGGACATACCAGTGAATATAGATGGGAAGTATGGGATGTAAGAAATAAATGTCAGCAAGGTTTTTTAATTGCTAATCATGTTCTTAAGAATGAAAAGTATTATAGAAATTGGATTTTATCAGAGCAAATACTTAGTAATACAAGAAACACTAAAGAACATAAAGCAGCGTGGCACGCAGCAGGTATGTTATATTTTTCAGAACCAGAGTTAGTACAACGACTATGGAGTGGCGCAGTAGCTAAACAAATACTTATAGCTAAAAGAGCTAATGTACCTATTATTCATCATTGCTGTTTTCCACATTTGCAACCTATGTTAGCTGAACTAACAGATGATTACATAGAGTTTCATTTAGATATAGAAAAACATAAAGATTTTGCCCCAGACAATTCTCATGCTGGGGCAAACTCTCATAAAAAATTAGCAAAACTTATTAAAGACAGGCTTCTACATATTCTTTAATCTCTTCCCACTTCTCTTGTTCTTCTTCCATATTCTCTTTACGAACAATAGTTGCAATTTTAGTAATAGTTGCTACAGGAATATCATATTCTGATTTAATATCTTTTTTAAGTTCGTTAATAGACTCTCTAATTGCTTCCCCTTGAATCATGAGATCTACAATTCGTGAGATTTCTTTACGTAATTCTGCTTTTAGTGCTACTTCCATTTATTTTTCCTTAATGTTTTTCAGTTACGATGGTTAAAAATAGTTTATTTTGTAGTTCTTTATTAGCAAAATGACAAGAACTGTGTATTACTGATCTGTCAAAGCAAATTAAAGATTGAGGCTCCCACTTAGCTGCAAGCTCAACAGAGAATCCCCATAACGACTCATAATCAATATGAGTTAGATAATTATTATAATCTTCTTTTGAGAAAGATGCACTCTTTAAGTTAAATATATCACTGTTTTCATAGTCAGTAATTGTAATGTGACTTGGTGTGTCGAACGATTCATCAGAAGAAATAGCTACCCCTCTTTGAAAACGTGCTTGACAACCACTCCACCGTTGTTCGAATAACATAGAATATATATCTAAAGACTTATCCCAATGTAAAGGTATGATAATTTGTTTATATATTTTACTTTGTGGATCTTTACCGCTATCAGTATGTAGTCTATATGGACCTAAAGTTATATTAAACTTACCGCCTATCATTTTATAGTCTCCAATACATTCTTTAAGTACTGGATCTAATATTTCTTTAGCACCTGTATTCCAAGATACAGGAGCGCTACAAGCAGTAGCTGTTTCTCCTGGATTAGGTCTACGTTTAGCTAACGTATGTTCAAAATCAGAAACATTTAAAGAATCATCAAACATTTTATAATTTTCAATGCCAGATCCAGCTTTAGGTGCTACTTTAAATAGTCGTATAAGTTCTTTAGTATCTTCTTTAGAAAATACATTTTGAAATACATTTGAAGTATCCCAACTGTCTATAATTGAATCTTCTATTTCTTTAGGTCGTCTACTAAAATGTTCATACATTAAAGTCTCCTTTCTAGTTGTTCATAACAATAGTGAAAAGCATCTGAATACTGTCTTAAATAATCTTGACGTTCGGTAATCCATTTATAACTGGTAATACATACTTCTTTAGAACATAAATCAGTAGCATTAGGACACGAACCAATAAATGGCGTATACCAAGGAAATCTATTACTAGATATATCACATAAAGGTTTAGGATTATAAGTAAATCTTGGAATATTAAATCTTTTAAATAGATCAAACAACTTGTCTAATTTGATAGGTGCTAAGTTTTTAAAACTAAATATATATACTGGTATATCTGAACCTTCATTAACAGTCTGTAATTGAATTGATTTAATATCACTCAATTCTTTCCTTAAGAACTTCATATTATTTTGTCGTATTTCATTCATTTCATCTAACTGATTTAGTTTAACTCTACCTATTTCTTGTAAAATAGGATGACACAAAAAAGTATAATCTAAACCTTCTAAAGAAAGATCAGTATGTCCTATTATTTTATTTTTGTGAGTAGATTTAGATCCATAGTATATAATCTTATGATATAAATCTTCAGAATCAGTAACAACAGCCCCTGCTCCGCCTATAGGTAGTAATTTACCAGAATTAAAGCTAAAAGCTCCTATATGTCCTATAGTGCCTGTAAAGTTTTTTATATATTTTCTGCCCATACTTTGTGCAGAATCTTCAATCATTATAAGAGCATGTTCATCACAA